GTTTGCAGGACTGGGACTGGACGCTTCCATAAGTTTTTGAAGTTGTCCACTGTATAGTTGGACATACCAATGGTTGGCGTGTACCCAGGATTGACTGTGTGTGCTGGTTGAGATTGCTCCTCTTGAGTGGTAAGAGCAACATCAGAGTTTTCCAGCACGTCGGCACTTTGGGGATCGACATCCCTAAGTGTAGGTGTTGATGTAGGTGTGACTGTCGTGTTGTAGAGAGACAGTCCCATAAGGGGTGCAAAGTTCTTGAATTGCATATGTTCCCCTTCAAACCAGATGTTGAAGGAAACGGCGTTAGTGAACCCGTTTATACTTGAAATCGGTGAGGCAGAATAGATGAGAATCTGCCCAAAACTGTTGAACTCATTAGGCACATCTGGAGAAGTATCGTAGCATTTACGAGTATCCATCCAGTCATACTTTGAGATGTGTTCAACTCGGAACGTAAACTCGCGCGTGACATCATCAAACGTGAATTCGAAGGATTGAAGCTTGGTAGCGTCAAGGTAGCTCAATGAACTTAGGTCGTTATACTTTCCATAAGCCATGACTACTCGCATCCTTCCAGAGAAGATCTTAGGCGCGATAACTTGGATGCGGACACGGAAGGTGCCCCTCCAAAACTTGCAAAAGAGGTGTGGCCACTGAAGAGGTGGCACGCGTTGCGATTGTGTTGATGGATTGTTGTTAATGTAGATGGACTTTTGAGATGGAGTCATCCAAATACGGTACAACTGTGTCCCTGGAGCGGTAGCATCAGTCCAGGCGACTGTGTAGAGACGACACGGACGACGATAGATATAAGCAAAATCCATCTCGTCAATGTCCGAGTTGAAATCGTTCGGACAAGGGCACTCAAGGAGAGCGACCTTTTCACCCAAGTACTGAGCATAGTCACCACCGTCAACAGTAGAATAATTCTTTCCATTAGCAGTGATAGGCATAGCTGCAAGGTAGTTGACAGGTTTGTCTTGGGTGGCGGCTTCACCAGCAGGTGCTGGTGCTTCGCCTTCAACAGGTTTAGCTGCTGGGGCAGGTCCGAGGAGACCTCCCACTTTCTTGCCGAAACCAGAGTCGGCAATTTTGGTCCCGAGACCGGATTTACGGAATCCGTCCCAGGCACCCATGGCTTTTCCACCATGTTTTTCAGCCAGGTCGAGACCTGCTGATAACTTTCCGAGGAGGCCCCCAGCTGATTTCTCAGACTTGGGCCCTGCTCCTTTGGAGGAGCCAGAGTTGCTAGAACCACCCGCACCATAATGTGAGGTGACTTCAGGTGAAGCAGTACTAGTCGTAACTTGGTTGACGGTGTAGTTGTTGGTAACTGATCCACCACCACTTGAAATTTGTGGTGTGGACGTAGCTTGAACGGCAGGTGTAGAAACGGCTGCGCCTTGCATCTCAACTTCGAGAGCCCCGGTGTTGTTATCGGGGAGGAAGAAGTGAGCTTTAGGCCAGCTTACGAGAACTTCGAGCGTTGTAGAGGTTGTTCCAGTCTGGAACTTGAGAGAATTGAGTACATCTAAGAAAACCCAACCACTTGACGGATCCCCGGTGGGATACGTTGATGTCTTACTCCAAAAGTTAAGGAAAAGACGAAACGGGATGGTGAGTGTTGAAGGATTATCATTAGACATATCAATGCAAACATGATCGAGCGTTGTAGACTGGATGTCTTGGTAGTTTTCTGTGCCCAAGGCATAAGGCACAAAGTATGCAATGAGCATACCTGACGTCATTCCGGCGGAGATTGGTTTGAAGGTTAGTTGTACATCACCATTCCAATAAACTGAGTTGTTGACGGCGGCGATCATTTGGCCCAAAACCAAGTCAGAAGGGACTCGGTACTTGGCCAATGTGACACCAGCAGCTTGATTCGAAACGGAAATAAATCCGAGTGAATTTTGCTTGGCGGCCCAACCACGAAGGGTGGCTTGAGCACTTGGAATAGCAGTGCGACTTAGATGACCAGGAATCATCTCGGCGTGTTTGATGACGAGCGGTGTGACGGAAACGTTATCGGTGGCAGACTGCATGTCTACTTCCAGGTAACTTTCGTTCGGTTCGGGCCATTCGATTGCGGTTTCAATATCCCGACCTTTGTAGCGAAGATGCAACTCTTCGTAGCTAACGACACGTGCTAGCAATTTGATCGGATATTCGTTGAGTGACAATATGTTGAGAATCTTGTCGCGAACGGTTTTGAAGGCAGGAAAAGACGGAATGAGGGAGATAGTCTCACTTCCGTAGAAAAACACTTTTTCTAAGAAACTGTTGACGCAGTTGATGACCCCTTCTTGAGTGGGGTCACGACACCAGTAGATGCTGTTTTTCGCGGTTTCGAAATCGACGATGGGAACGTAGGCTTGCAGGCATTCGTTGTAGAAAGTGGTTTTCTTAAGGAATTCCACATTATCAATCGGCACTAGAGCTGGTGCTTGGTCGAGAGGCAAAGTTTTGTCAGCAGGTGTGATTTTGATGTTGTATTCACTGAGAGCTTGAGCGACAGTTCGGAAGTTGTAGAAATCACGAGCTTCTTCACGAACAATGTTGACATTGTCATCGCCATAAACGTAGAGGTGTACGTTTTCGAGGAAATCGTCAGGACCCAAAGTGAGCCCACGAGCTGTGCCACATTTATGAAACATGGCAGCTAAAATGATGACATTGACAATGCTGTTGATGACAGCAGTGATTGGGGATCCAGAGGGCATCCCTTGTAACTTGTGCCAGCACAAGCGACCATTAACCATGAGACTGTTGAAGGTAGAGAAGAGAAGATTGCGACGGACGGTGGCATCTTCTACGTTGTAGTTCGGTGATAGCTTGTAGTAGTCTTCGATGACTTCGCAGATGTGAGA